CAAAGGAGGTTCTACAACTCCAAGTGGTCTAGAATTTGGAGTATTTCCTACAGTTTCTCAAAATGATAATGAGGGAACATACGGTCACAGTATAGCTATTGCCGAAGCTCATGAATACAATGATAATGTATTTGTAACCTCTGGAATTAAACAACTAGGCGCATCAGTAGATTACACTACATCGGTAAATGGAGCATCCATTATAGATGCTAGTGCCGGATTTATACATATGGCAACCGTTTTTAATTTTGCAGAAGATTCAATTAAATTTTTCTGTGACGGAGAACTTCTAACAACTTCTTCAATAGCTACTACTTTTGATTTATCCTCAGCGGATACTTTAAATATACCTTCTCCAGTTAAAGAGCAGGGTTCGATAGCTACTCATGATGTGTCAAGCTGGCATAATACTTCTAATAATGGTCCTGTAATAGGAAAGTTTGGAGGTCCGGATAGCTTTACACCTTGGATATTAGGGGGAGGATTCACAGACGGAATAGAAAAGAATACATCTATCGACTCTAACGACGAGCCTGGATTTTTAGGATATAATAGAAATAGCACTTATGGGTCTGATTCTCAGCATACTCCAGCATGGGCAACTTCCCACACAATCAAACAATCTAGTGGATTAGATGGATTTTTAGGCAGTTTCAAACTATATTCTAGAGCCCTATCTAATAGTGAGGTAAGGAAAAACTTTACTTTCCAAAAAGGATTTTACAAAAATATTCTAACATAATGAACATAGAAGACATTAATTTACTTACTACATCTAGAACAGCTAGATTGAATGGTATAGCATTTCCCGTAATTGAAGGGACTGGAGGATTTTTTACGAAAACTGACGGAGCTGAAACTGTAATGTCCGGGTTAAAACAGCTTCTACTTACTAATAGAGGTGAAAGAGTTATGAGACCTGATTTTGGAACATCTTTAAGGAAATCAATCTTTGAACCCTTCACCACATCCTTGAAAGTAAAACTGAGGGAGGAAATTAAATCTACTATTAAAAGATATGAGCCCAGAGTAAATATTATAGATTTAGTACTATCTTGGGAATCACGACCTCAATCAGCAGGAAGGAACCACATTTACATCTCTTTAAAGTTTAAATTAAAGGGTGAAATCACAGACGTACAAGTTTTAGATATTATAGTATAATGGCAGACATCACAGGAATTTTTAATACATCAGCATTTGACGGAACAATAGCTTCCGATTTCTTGCAAGTGGGAACTTTAACCCCACAAACTAAAGCAGCTCGAATAGATTACTCAGTAGCAGATTTTGAGGAATATCGAACGGCTTTACTTAACTATCTAAAGGCAATCTACCCTCTAGAGTATAATAACTTTGTAGAGTCTGATTTAGGTATTATGCTTGTAGAAATGTTTTCATATTTAGCAAGTGTACTTTCTTTAAAAGCAGATATGTTAGCAAATGAAAGCTTTCTTTCATCTGTTCAATCCCCTGAAAATCTTAGAAAACTTCTCCAGTTAATAGGGGTATCTTTAAAAGGTCCTATTAGTGCAAAATCAAGTTGTACTGCCACATTAGCTACGGCTGATGTTTTAGTCGCATCATCAACAGCTACAGTAGCATTTGCGGATAGGTCTTTTTCAGTACCTAATAATAAAGATACCGGTCTTCTAACATACACAGTATATGAAGTAACTGATACAGGCGCTATTGATTTAACAACTGAAAATCTAGTCCTTGGATACACGGACTCTTTAAATAATGCAGGTTCAACATTTAGTAAATTAATTTTACTTGAAGGTCAAATGAAGAAAGTATCTGGAACATTTTCAGATACCGCATCAGTTCAGTCAATTACTTTAACTGACCCTTCTATAGTAGAAGGGAGTTTATATGTAAGAACTGGAGGTGAAGTTTATAATGAAGTTCAAAATCTATTCTTAGCAGATAGCACCGATAAAGTATTTAGTAAAACATATACCGATGAGTATGCAGCTGTATTAGCATTTGGTGATGATATTCGAGGAAAATCTCCATCTCCTGGGGATACTTATGATGTATATTATAGAGTTGGCGGAGGTTCTAGGGGAAATATAGCTCCTGGAGTAATTAGTATTTCGCTTCCCGCAACCCATACGGATAACGGAGCTATATCAGTAACAGTTATTAATCCTACTAAAGCTACTGGAGGATTAAATGCAGAAACTGTAGAACATGCTAAGAAATGGTCTCCTTACTTTTTCAAAACTCAATATAGAGCTGTAACGGGAGAAGATTATACAGCATTTTCTAACCAATTTGTAAGTACTGTAGGACAGTCTGGAAAATCCTCTGCAGTTTTAAGAAATTCGGGAGCAGGGTCTAATATGATTGATATTTATACAGTAGCATTTGCAGATGAAGTAGATGGAGTACAAGCACAACTTGAAAGGTCTTCTATAGCTTATAAAAACGAATTACTTACTTATTTAAATAACTATAAAATGTTAACCGATGAGATTACAATTGTAGATGGTCTCATAAGAACATTAGATTTAAAAACAACTATTTTCGTAGACCAGACTTTTCAACCTTTTGAGGAAGATGTTAAACGAGCAGCATCAGCTAAAGTATTAGCATTTTTTGACCTCTCCAAAAGAGAGTTTGGAGAGCGTGTACGAGTTGATGAGTTAAATAGAGAATTATTTACAATTCCTGAAATCAGATTTTCAAAATTAGATAATCTTACAGATGATATTAACTTAAACTTCAATGAAATTCTCCAGTTAAATAACTTGGAAATTAACATAGAATACGTATAATAAAAAAATGGTTAAAAAATCAGGAATAGGAAGCACAGGTAAAGTTGCTAAAAAATACCATCAGCATAATTATATTGATGTTATTAAAAGCATAACTCCTGATTTATACCATGATACTGACCATTCTATCTATGGTTTAGAGAATGATATATCATATTCAGTACTTGGAAAGATTTTAAAAGCGGTAGATGAAGTTTCTAATATTGTAGATGTATCCTCTACTGCTACATCATCTTTACAGTCTAGATTTATTCTTAGAAATAATCTTACGAATATAAAACCTTATTTGTTCGAACATAAAATTTTAAAACCATTAGGTTTAAGTTTTAAAGATTTTACAAGTAAAGAAGGTTTTAATTCATATTTATCTTCAGTGGTGCTTCCACATATTCATACCAATAAGCCCTCTGCAACATTTATAAATGGAGTAACTACTTATGTTGATTCTACTATAACTACCGCATCTGGAGTTCATAATTATCTTGTAGAAAATTTATCTTGGATGTATATGTTAAACACAAGTGGACCTGCCACCGGATTTGACCCGTCTTCTAGAGTATCTTTAGTTCTTTCTGAGCTTTATGAAAATAAACCTATAGAAGAGAAAGAATCAATACAATATTTATTTGAATATTTATGGAGAAATAGAGAAGTCTCATCTTTCTACAATGGATTCATTCCTACTGAATTTAACCATACTAATGCATCAGTATCTGGAAATGTTTACGCATCAGGAACCCAACTACTCGATGGATTAAAAACCTTAATCGGAGTTTGGTATAACGATAATGATGAAGCTTCTGATACTTTAGATACGTATTTAGATTTATATCTTACTAATGGAACCTTCTCCCCTAAACAAGTTGAAGCAGGTTCCTTTACTAAATTTTTACAAGCAGTAAGTTATGGATTTTACGATATTAATACAACTATACAAGATTTAGAAGATTTAGTAGATATAGAACGATGCCCCCCTCAATTTCTCCAGTACTTAGCCTCTTTAATTGGATGGCAATTACTTACAGGAGATTTTGATAGATGGAGAGCCCAACTAAGAAAAGCGGTATATTTATATAAAAGTAAAGGAACTAAAAGATGTCTTGAAGACGCTGTAAGTTTAATATTTCCAGGAGCTGACCTAACGATAGCTCAAGATTTAGAAGAAACTTGGGAATGTTATCTCCCTCGTATGATTTATTATTTAATTGCTACAGAGTCTCCTGTTTTAAATGATGGGAATTTTAATTCCACTACTCTTCATCCTGAACTTGGAATTAAAAAAGACCAGCACTTTGTAGACAATCTAGAGTTAAACTATCGAGCCGCTACAGAT